TCTAATACACAGTTAGTATCAAATATATTAATATCACTACCACCTGAATATGGAGTAACTTGTGTTTCGCAAACAACCGAAGCATCATAAAAACTTTGTAAATCAATATCAGTTGTTGCTAAACCTTTTCCATATCTTGTGTTTCTTAAATAGTCTAAAATACAAAATGCTGGATTTGTTGAAAAAGTTTCTGATGATTCATTTAAATTAGAATCAAGTGTAACAACTTTTTTACCTTTAATTTTAACTTTGACTTGTGGAATACCACTAAATTTATTTTGATCCCACTTAAACCTAAAAGCTAAATAACAAACACCTCTTAATCTATGATTAGAACCCCAACCAGATACAGGAGTTAAAAGACTACTAGCAACTTGGTCATCTTTACCCATAAAGCATTGAACTAAAATATTAGTTCCATATTTTCCAGCAAGTGAATTTCTTGTTGTTCCGTGTGTTAAAGCACCTGACCAGCCAACAAGTGTATCGTCAACAAAAATTTGTTCTACAGAGTTTATTTCTCCCTCTGCTAAAGCAAGAGCCATGTATAAATAAGTATTTGAACTTCCAGAACTTTTTAGAAATACTCTTGTTCCACCGACCATTCTTTCGCCATAAACAACAGGAATAGATGCGTCATTAGATTGTTTATTAATTATAATGCCTTGTTCATAATTATCCATAGCTGATGAGCCAAACGAACCTACACTACCTGTGCCACCAGCATCAAATGATGGAAAAGATGGTGTAACCCATGACACAGCTTTTTGAACTACATTGACAGCAGTTTTAAAAACTTTTTTTACTCCTTTAGCTAAACCACTAATTGCTTTTTTTACAGACCTAAAAGGATTAAACCCACCCATTATAACCAACCTTTTTTTGTGGTTCTTGTAACAACTCGAACAATTTTATTATTTTTAATTCTTAACCAATTAATTTCTTTACCTATTCCAAATTTTTTAGTTAAAAATGATTTAGTCCATTTCATTATTTTATTAAGATTTGATTTACATATTGTTTCTATATGCCAAAGATGATTTCCAGAATTCCAATCTTTATTTTCTATAATTCCTGTATGTTTAAATTTCTTGTGTGCATTATCAGATAATAAAGCCCAATTTGTAAAACCTATTAATTCATTGTTATAATAATGTTTTTGATATTGGTTTAAATTAATACTTGGATTTAAATATTCAATTAATTGTTCATCAGCACAAACATTAAATTTATTATAATTTCTATATAATGAGATAATATCTTGCATTATTTTCTGCCCCATTTAATATCTTGAACCATCTCTGATGAATGATCAAAACCTACATCAGAACTAAAAAATCTTTGCTGTGATGTGTTATTAGTTTTACGACCAGACTTTTTTTCAAAATCTGCCCAATGAGATACTACTTTTAGATTAACTAAACTTTGGGTTTTGTTTTCATTTATATCAAAACCATCTATTGTGCCTTTGTATAAGATGATTGGGTCAGCTATAACTTGATTAGAATCATTTAATATTCCTCTATAAATGATAACACTATCGTTAATTACATTTTCATTTAGAACTACAGCTATATAGGTTGTATCAACACCAGATAAGGTAATGTTAATTGTACCTTTTGTAATATCAGTTTGTTCATCAAAACTAGATATATCTAATATAAAATCACTTGCAGAATATGTAACTGATGAGCCTGATATTGAAGAAGTTAAAGGAAAAGAACAATCAGTTATATTAACAGGAGTACTAAACCCAATATTAATAAGATGAACAGGCCTAATATCATTAGTCGCTAGTTGGTTCTTTACTGCTGTTGTTAGGCTTCTCGTCATATAGTTCGTAATTAGTTTGGGTTACACTTTCTGTACCTTTTAACATAGTATATTCAAATTTGCTATTGGGTTTCTTGTATTCTTTAAGATCGTTAATACTAGCATCTATTTGATCTTCATTAACAATAATTTCAGCAATAAAATCGGCAGTTATCTTATGGGTTATTTTATACTTTTTCATTAAAGTGCTTCTTCTACATCAATTTCAAATTGATATAAAGCATTTCCATCTTTATCTGCACCAACAACTCCAAATTCTTGAATATTATTTGTCATATAAACTGTAAAAGGAACATTGTCATAAGTTACAGCTTCATCATCTGCTAGACTAGATACTAAAGGTGGCTCAATGGTTACTGTTGCTGAATTAGAACTTGGTGTTACATCTGAAATTATCATATAGACTTTTGTTTGATTTGCAAATTTTATAAAATCTCCAGCTTTAAATACACCAGCTGTATTGTTTGCAAAGCCATTCATAACAATAGTTGTATCTCCAGCAGAGTGTGAACCATCTACTAATACAGTTCCTGTTTCACTTCCTCTAGCATTAGAAACTTCTGGTGGAATTATAGTAAAGTTTTCTTTGCTTGATCTTTGCTTCATTATAAAAGCCATAAGTTCTCCATAAACATCTGATCTTTTTGCAGTTATTATTTGTGCAGTAAATCCAAATCTTTGACCATCAATTTGTCTTGATAATTTTTTACCACTATCAGTTATTGAAACTAAAGTGTTTTGTGTACTTTTAATTCCTAATGTAGAAAACTTAGCAGTTGATATTGGAAAAGCACCTGACATTAAATTACACTTCCTCTACCTTGCTCATTTACAGCTTGATTAATTAATGCTGATATAGTTCCTCTTGATCTAAATAATAAATCTTCAAAGCCACTTGCATCAACTGTATTAATATTAAAATTAACTGTTGTACCATTTCCACCACCTGTGCCTCTAGCATTTTGAGTTATTTGTCCTGTTTGGTTTGGTACAAATAATTCAGGCCCGTTTTCTCCAACTAAGATTGGATTACCTTTAGATACTGCACCACCTTTTGCAAATCCTAAAAAACCACCTATAAAACTTCCAACTCCTCCTAAGATAGAGCCACCAATTCCAGCAACTGCACTTAAAGATGCTTGTTTTTGTTTTTCTCTTGTTATGGCTTTTTCAATTAATAGTTCTGCACCTTTTCTAGCTACAATTTCAATTATTGCACTTAAAACATTTATAGCCAATGTTTGAGCCATATTTTGAAAAGTTTCCTTTAATGATCTGCCTAAAACTAATGACTCTGCTAATCCTCTTGATATATTTGTTATACCTTTGTCAGCTACATCAACTATAATATTTCTAATGTCTAATGTTTTATTTTTTAGATTTTGTAATGCATTAGAGTTTAAATCTTGAAATTTTTTCATGGCTTTTTCTGTAGCTGATGGAACAGCTACTGACATTTCATGTTCAAACTCTCTCATTAAAACATTAGTAGTTTCTATTTCTTTATTTAATTTTTTTACAGGCTCAGGTAATTCAACAGGTATTGATAACTCACTTTCAAATGGTTTAACATCAACAAGCACCAAAGGTTTATTTCCAAATTTTTCTCCAAACTCGTCAGCTTTTTCTATTGCTTTAAGAACCAAGCCTAAACCTATAATTCCTCTTTTACCAAGCAATAAAGCACCAATAATACCAGCTTGTTTCATTACTGATGGTAAAGTATCGAATGTTTCTTTTAATCCTATTAACTGATCTTTAACTTTTGCAAGAAATGGAATTAAATCTTTTCCTATATTAACAGCACCAACTATTGCGTTTGCTAAATTCTTTCCTATGGCTGTTGCTATTTGGTCTAATTGTTTTGCATTATTTTGTAAAAATGTATCTAAATCTCCAAATTGATTTTTTAATTCTTCAAAAAATCCAGCTTCTAATAATACCTTTTTAAAATTAAATACTTTATCTCCTATCATTGATAAAGTTCCCTCAAATGTTTTTGCTAATTCATCTGTTGCATTTCCAAATCTTCCACCTTTTCCAAATACTCTTTCAAATGCTTGTACTGTTTCTTCAATAGATACAGTTGCACCAGCTTTGAAGCCAAGCATATTTCTAACACCTTTTTCTCTAAATATATCTGCACTACCTATACCAGCACTAAATGATCTTTGTATTTGTTCTCCAGCAGTTCTAAAATCTAATCCTGTTACAGATGCAACATTACCTGTTATCTCTAACATTTTTTGTAAGTCATCTGCATTATCTGTTACTGTTGCAAGAATACCAGCCCCAGCTTGTATTTCCTCTAGTGAAAAAGGAACTTTAGATGCAAACTTAGTCATGTTCTCAAATGCTTTTGCACCCTCGTTTGTATCTTTTAATAAAAATTTTAATCTTGTTCTAAGGTTTTCTAAACTTTTTCCTGTATTAACTAAATTTTTGATGACTAATCCAGCACCTAAACCTAAAAAAGCATTTCTAAGGTTAAAAACAGAATCTTTTAATCTGCCTAAAGATTTTTGAACACCATTTAAAGCCTGTTTGGATTTATCTCGTGCTACTATGTCTATATTAAGTTTTTGTGTCATTATTTAAACTTCTTTGCTTCTGCTAGTGATTGATTTGTTTTATACTGTTCTTGCTCTTTTTTCAAGTAAGCTAACCAAAGATTATAATGGCTAACAGGCATATCAAGAACTTGTTGGATTGTAAGATGTAATCGTTCTGCAATAACTAACAGCGACCTAACATCTGGGTCGCTATCTACTTTTTTTCTGCGTCTTCGTAATTAGTATCTAAAAGAATTTGATTGGCAATAGTAGATATAACATTTGAATCTGCTTTTTTCCTTAGTGCAAATTTATCTTCTGGGCTAAAGGCTTTTATCATTTCGCCTTTATCATTTTTAACTTGCAATTTCATTATAAGCAAATCAACAAGAATAGTTAAATCTTGAAAGTTGTTAGACTTCTTAAAGATTATGTTTTTTTCTTCAAGGGTTAATGGCTCTGAATA